ATGATACCAATGGTCGAGTAGAACCATTACCACAGAACAAACTAATTGTTCTGGCAAATAATCTCAAAGTAAAGCAAACAGAAGAAGAAAAAAAAGCAGAAACATTACAAATAAAAGAATTCGGGCAAGTAATGACCGAAATGCATAAAGAATTAGGAATAGACTAATGATCCACAAAAAACTAAGAGACATATTCCTCCATTACCAAAGTTTAAAAAAACCAATTAACATTAAAGATAGTAAAATAAAGTTTAAAAAGCTAGGCGGCAGCCATAATTTCGAAGAATATTATTCAAAACTAAGACAGGAGTACTACAAATGAAATCAACTATTCAACATCAATTCAGTCAAGTACCACAAGCAGAAATACAGCGGTCGAGTTTCGACCGATCATCAGGATATAAGACTACATTCGACGCAGGATATCTCTACCCAATCTTCGTCGACGAAGCACTACCAGGCGACACATTTAATCTATCAATGACCGGCTTTGGCCGGTTAGCGACACCCATAGCACCATTCATGGACAACTTACACGCCGATACACAATTTTTTGCAGTACCTATTCGCCTGATCTGGGATAACTGGCAAAAATTCAACGGCGAACAAATCAATCCAGGCGATAGCACGGATTACTTAATACCAACAATGACAGCACCAGTAACAACTGGATATGCAGTCGGTTCATTATCCGACTACATGGGTATACCAACAGGAGTACCAAATCTCGAACATTCATCGCTCTGGCACAGAGCTTACAATCTTATTTACAACGAATGGTATCGAGATCAAAACCTAATCGATTCAGTAATCGTCGACAAAGACGACGGCCCTGACGATCCAGCAGACTATGTTCTGCAACGTCGTGGCAAACGCCACGACTATTTCACTTCAGCATTACCATTCCCACAAAAAGGCGAAGGTATAGCATTGCCACTTGGTCAAACCGCACCAGTAGTAGGCAATGGACAATTAATACAAATGGGTCCAGCACCAACTGGTTCGTTCTATGGACTCGCAACACAAGAAAATAATTATTTAACTATACCGGTTAACAGTGCAACAGCGTTATATTATCCGGATTCACAATATACAGGCTTACAAACAGATTTATCAGAAGCAACAGCAGCAACAATCAACCAACTACGCCAGGCATTTCAGATTCAGCGCTTACTTGAGCGCGATGCACGCGGCGGTAGCCGCTATACTGAAATCATTCGCTCACATTTCGGAGTCACATCACCGGACGCACGATTACAACGTCCGGAATACTTAGGCGGCGGAAGCTCGCCAATCAATGTCAATCCTATCGCACAAACTTCAGGCTCAGGAGCCTACACATCAACACCACAAGGTAACTTAGCGGCAATGGGAACCATGACGCTTAACAACAACGGCTTTACAAAATCATTCACTGAACATTGCCTTATTATTGGCATTGTTTCAGTAAGAGCCGATTTAACTTACCAGCAAGGCTTGAACAGGATGTTCAGCCGACAAACACGCTATGATTTCTATTGGCCTGCACTATCGCACATTGGCGAACAGGCCATTCTCAATAAGGAAATCTATGCACAAGGTACTATCGCAGATGATGACGTATTCGGTTACCAAGAAAGATACGCCGAGTACCGATACAAACCTTCACTTATCACCGGATTATTCCGGTCAACAGCACCAACGTCGCTAGACGTATGGCATCTTGCTCAGGACTTCGCAACATTACCTGTACTGGACAAAACATTCATAGAGGAAGATCCACCCATCGACCGCGTTATCGCGGTACAAGATGAACCACATTTCCTCTTCGATGCATACTTCCGATTAAACTGCGCACGCCCAATGCCGTTATATGGCGTGCCAGGAATGATCGACCATTTTTAGGACATAAAAAATGACAGGATTAGAGCCAGCATTAATAACAGGAGGTGCCTCTCTTTTGGGAGGCATCCTTTCCAATCGTGCAAATGCAAAACAAGCTCAAGCACAAATGAACTTTCAAGAACGTATGTCATCAACTGCACACCAACGCGAAGTTCAGGACCTTCGCGCTGCAGGACTAAATCCAATTCTAAGCGCCAACAAAGGCGCATCAACACCATCAGGAGCAGCAGCAGACATAAAAGATGTTCTATCACCAGCAGTCGCATCAGCTCAAGCCGCAAGGCGTCTTGATGCAGACTTAGATAATATGGCTGAGACAAACAAAAATATTGCTCAAGACACAAAGAAGAAACAAGCAGAAACCGAATTCATCGGTTATCAAGCTAACTCAGCAGAAAAAACTGCCGAGATCGAGCAGTTAAAACTAATGCTATTACGTAAAGGTATGGACCTTGGAAAAGAAGCATTAGAAAAACTAAAAAAGTATTTTGGCGAGGATGAAATCCTCGACCAAAAAGAAAACAAAGAAAATATTAAAAAACAATTACAACTATTGGAGGATGACCGCAAGAAAGCAATACAAAAACAATCACCGTATGCACCATACACACCGTATCAAAACAAATCGACGCGTGAAAAGCGTCAAGAAAAAAGCAAAACATGGCTTCAACAACCAACACCAAACCCGAGGTATTAAAAATGAAACCATCAAAACCAGCAGTACAAATTACCCTGGATGAAATTATCCAGGAAAAACCAACAATCAGAACACGCTTTGACAGAAAACGTGTATCACTATCATTCCCAGCAATGGGAAAAACTCGTCAAGACGCACGCGACGAGTGCAACATCAATAAAATCATGGCCAAATATCAAAAAACGGGCATTATCAACTTTACCAACAAAAACCAACCGTTTTATGGAAACGTAGAAGCACTTGACTTCCAAACAGCACTAAACGTGATTCAAAACGCGAATGAGCTGTTTGAACAAATGCCATCATCAATGCGCAAGCGTTTCCAAAACTCACCTCACGCCTTCCTGGACTTCGTCCAGGATCCGGCAAACCGGCAAGAGGCAATCACACTTGGCCTGATTAACAAGCCAACTGAGACGGGCTCACAGGGCGCAAGAGCGCCCTCTGAGCCGGCGAAGACGGCAGGCGGCGAAGCCGCAAAAGCGGACTAACAATGGCCCGCGCCCACCTAGGAACAGTTACCCTACTTGATGTAACTGTTCTAGGTGGTCCCAGTGGCACAAAAACAACACTATTAGCGGTTAAAAAATGACCAAACTAGAGATAGCATTCATCGTAGTCATCACGACCGCTTACACGGTCGGCTGCGCAATTATTACCCAAAGACAATGCAGCCCGACACCCACCACTGGACAAACCACCAAACCTCTACTAAACCCACTTCAACCTAAGGAGATTCAAAAATGAAACGACGCAAAATGAGCCGTAAAGGCTCCAAAAAATACTTCAGCAAAACAGCAAGCAAGTCCAAAACCATCAATCACTCACCGCGCCCTATGCGCGGCGGAATCAGATTGTGATATGGCTTGCTATCATCCAAGGGACACCTGGGTAACCGGGTGTCACCCTTCAGGCAAAAAGAAATTAACATTCACCAAACCAGAGCTGCATTGGAACTATGAAAAAATCACCATACCGTGCGGACAATGCATTGGCTGCCGGCTCGAAAGAAGCCGACAATGGGCAGTCAGATGCGTCCACGAAAAACAGTTCCACACAGAAGCATCCTTCATCACACTCACGTATCGACCTCAAGACTTACCAGAAAATCAATCTCTGGTTAAATCACACTATCAAAAATTCATGAGACGTTTACGCAAAGCCTATCCAGAAAAAAAACTCCGCTTCTACATGTGCGGAGAATATGGCGCGAATCTTGGTCGGCCACATTTTCATGGTGCGATATTCGGACTTGAATTCTCAGACAAAACATTATGGTCAATCAGGAACGACCAGCGCCTATACACATCAAAAACATTGGAAGATATCTGGGGTAAAGGATTCGTTGTTATCGGGGACGTAACATTCGAATCCGCGGCGTACATCGCACGCTACATCACAAAAAAAATCCTCGGCAAAAATGCCGAGGACCATTACATCAAAGTAAACGAAACAACCGGCGAGATTCATAACGTCTTGCCGGAGTATACGGGGATGTCTCTAAAACCCGGTATCGCAGCAGAATACTATAAAAAATACAAAGAAGAAATATATTTCAACGATTCAATCATCTTAAACGGACGGGTAATGAACCCGCCACGTTATTACGACAAATTACTCGAAAGAGAAAATCCAACATTACTCGAAACAATTAAAGTCAAACGCAAGGAGGACGCGCAGCAATACAAACACAACAATACAAAACGCAGACTACAAGACAGGGAAACCTGTAAAAAATCTCAACTCAAACATTTACCAAGGCACATCGAGGAATTATGAAACACTACATCTTCGCAATATACGATGCAAAAGCAGAAGCATTCATTACGCCTTTCTTCTTACCTACACGAGCAATGGCCGTTCGTTCATTCGAAACGGCAGTAAATGATCCAAATTCAATGATTTGCAAATATGCATTAGATTATTCATTATTTGAGCTAGGTACATTCGATGATACCAATGGTCGAGTAGAACCATTACCACAGAACAAACTAATTGTTCTGGCAAATAATCTCAAAGTAAAGCAAACAGAAGAAGAAAAAAAAGCAGAAACATTACAAATAAAAGAATT